GCCGTGCATGCGGAACAGTATGGAGGGGGACAATGAACTGGACGCTTGCGATGCTGGTGGCCGGGTTCGTTTTCGGGTTTGTTTTTTTGAGGCCGTAAACGGCGGGGGGACGCCGCCACGCGACGGCGTCCCCCCAGAGACCATTCCCGCCCACGCCGGGCGGAGGGAGGAGCAACTATGGGAGAACATGCAGAATCCAGCGTATTGGGCTATCTTATTCCGCTCTACCCGCCCCTGATTGCCCGCAAAGCGGTCAAGTGGTTCACCGGGGGCGGGTTGAGCCCCAAGACGCTTGCCAACGACGACAAGCTCGGCAGAGGCCCCCGCCAGCGGCAACTCATCGGGGAGCAGGTCTACTACCCCCGGGAAGCCTTCGTCGCCTATCTCGAAAACAAGGGCGTAAGGATCATTGATGTCCCCGAGATGTGACCGCACGCTCCAGCGTGAGCCGGGCCAGCGCCTTTTCGCGTTTGGCCCGGTCGCACAGGTGCAGGTAGCCTTCCGTTACCGCGACGCTGGAATGGCCGAGCAGTTCCTTGAGGGTATAGATGTCGACCCCGGACTCCAGCATCCGGGTGGCGAAGGTGTGCCGCAGGGTATGCCAGACCACCCGGTTGCGCGGGTCCGTCACGCCGCTGTTCAGGCCCAGCGCCTCGGCTATACGGTTCATGGCCCTGCCCAAGGCGGTGCCGTCGCGCACGCCGCCGTCCCGTCCGGGGAACAGGTAGGGGGAATCGCCCCGGGCATGGCGGCGGAGCACGTCGAGGGCCTCGGGAAAAAGGTATCCGGCATGGACGATGCGCGTGCGGCCGCTTTTGGTCAGCCCGAAATCGGAACCCGACAGGATGCGGAGCGTGCCCCGCTCCGTGTCCACATCCTCGCGGCGCAGGCGGATCAGCTCCCCGGACCGGACGCCCGTGTCCAGCGAGAGCAGCATCATGTCGCGCAGCTCCGTCGCGAACGCCTTGTGCTGCCCCTCGTAGGCGAGGAGCTGCGCTATCTCGGCGTCCGTCAGGATGCGCAGCCTGCGGGCGTCGCTCACGGGGACGCGCACGCCGCGCCCCCTGCGGCTCAGGATGGCGGGATTCTTCCCGACGTACAGCATCCTCTCGGGCATGTCCGGGTGGGGCGTCTCCAAGGCGTAATTGTAGACCTCACGGACGGTTTTGAGGCAGTGCAGCACGGTTTGCGGGCTGAGGCGGGCGTCCGGGTCATTCTGGCCGCGACCCCTCTCCGGGCGCTTGGCTTCAAGCAGCGCTTTAAGTTCGTTCACGGCGGCTGGCGTAATGTCGGCCGCCCGCTTCTCCCCCAGCTCGGGGAGGATATGCCTGTCCAGAATGCGGGCGACTCCTATCCCGCTCCGTCGGTTGGCGGCCGCCCACTCCCGATAGAACCCGGCAAGCTCGCCAAAGGTGATCTCCTTCAGGCCCTCCAAGGCGGATTGCCGGGCGGCCTCGGCCTTTGCGCCCGCCGCCAGCTCGCGCTTCTCCTTCAGCGTCTGGGGACGCAGGCCGAGCTTGGCGTTGTGCTGCAGCTCCACGAGCAGCGCGTGGGCCATGTCAGCCGTCCAGCCTTCGGAAGTCCAGCCGAGCGTCTCGACGAGGCGCTTTCCCCCGGCACGGTGGCGGATGGCCCAGAACCGATCTGGCTTGCGCGCGGTTTTGCGTGTAGGATGTTCCCGGTAGATGACCCCCGGCTTGCCGGGATGCGTCAGCCACGTCCGCTTGGATTCGTCGCTCATATGGTTGCCCGTTGGTTGCCCGCTGTACGGATGTTTATGGGATTCCCTATCCTAGGCTTAGAGCAGATAAACATACAAGCACAATCTGTTATGGTGTTGATAGGTTTCCTATCCGCACCCCGCCAATGTTCTTCTAAGCTGCGGGCCGTGGGTTCGATTCCTCCCTGGCGCACCAATAGATTTCAAGAGGATACATACCAGAGTGTATGTATCCTCTTTGTCGTTTCCGGCCTTGGTCAACCACTGGTTACCCGTTTTGCGGCCAGTCTTATCCATATGATGGCGTCCCGAGGCCCTTTTTCGGCACAGAATGGCCCTGCCGCCACTCTGGTTTGCCATCCCGAATGTGCGCCCGCACGTTCCCTTGCTCAGGGCGAGGCTCATGCAGCCTCCGCACCCCACGGCCTAGGGAACTTGCGGGCGCTTCCTTTTTCTTGGAGCTGCAAGACGCCATCGAGCGCGTCTGGGAAGAGTGGACGCCGCCGGCTGACGTGCGCGGCATGATGCACTTCGGCGATCGCAGCCAGCCCCTCTCTGTCCTCCCCGGACAGCGGGCAAACTCCGCCCGTCCGGACCCACGGCGGGAGTGCCCCTCAGGAACGGCGGCATGGCGTACACCTGCCGGCCATCAGTCCCCACGGGCCGGGGTAGCCTCAAGAAGCCGGAACAGGGGCACGGCCCGCATCCGTCTCCCGCCGGAGGCGGCCCCATTCAAGCGCTTTTGCGGAGATACACCCGCAATCCCATGCCTACTCCCCACGACCTGAAGGGAGGCCCCCTCTCCGGCCTATCCCGGCCCCCGCGCACCCGGCAACTTGCCCTCTACCCAATCATCTCCTGCCGGATATCGGAAATAAGACACGCTGACAGAACACGATCCGCCATTTCATATATATTATCCAAAAACAGTAAATATCACATTATCAGGATAGTATGTTTTTCATTTCATAGCATCTTTTGGTGCGGCAAACAGCCTCTTTTTCAAAAAGGAGAACAATTCACTATTATTAAAACTATTTTATTCTTTTCAGGAATGTTTCATACATTTATTATTTCACGAGTTGCACAAATCATGGCTACGGTGTATATTTAAAAGATAACGCCATGATACTTTTGATGATTGGGCACAAGACAAGGAGAAGGGCAAGGGGACTCCATGCAAAATATGCGTCATTCATTCCTGGGAATAGTGATAATATGTGCAGTATCTATCATTTTTTGTTTAGTGAGTACATTCCTGCTCTATGAGACAAAAGAAAAAGTTGCTACCGCATACAGACATCCTTATACCGTATCCAATACCGCCCGCGAAATACATTCACGAGCCCTTGATACGAAGTTCTTTTATCGGAAACTTCTGAGCAGCGAAACGAGCGACAAGAAAAAACTTGCCCTTATCGTCCATGAGCGCTTCCTCAAAATAAATATGGACAGGGATAAAATTAAAAAAAAGTATCTGGGGCCTGAAAAAGATATAGAAAGGCTTTTCAATGCCACGGACGCCTTTCACAATGCCTTGCTGGAAGGGCTTTCCTATTCCCCTTCACACTCGAAAACGGAGATCCTTTCCTATATTGATGCCAATGTGGAACCCGCCTATATCGAGCTTGAGGATTCGCTCAAAACGGTTATCTCTTTTGCCAACAGTAAGATACGTGAATTCGTAGGGCAGTCTTCCCTTACCGTCAACATGGCGACGGCCGGTTCCTTTTTCCTCATCCTCGTTGTCCTGACCGTGGCGTTCTTTTTCTACCGGCTTCAAAAAAAGGCCGGACAGGCCATCGCATATCGGGAAAAGCTGTTCGATATCCTGTGCAACAGTATAGATGACGTCTTCGTCATTTATCATGTGCGGGACAAACGCATAGAGTATATCAGCGGAAACGCCGACCGCATACTCGGCCTTGGAAACAACGATATCAGCACCCTGCATTCCCGGCTTTCGGCAGCGAATCAGAAAGTACTTGACGACTTCTCCAAACAGGCACCGTTCGACGCGCCGAAGGGATGCGACTTTTCGATGAAGGATACCCTGACCGGCGAAGACCGCTTCATGCACCTTCATCTGTACCCCGTAAAGGAAAACGCGGGCACCATCCGGTACGTCGTGTCCCTGTCGGATCGCACCCACGAGGTGAAGACGCGGCAAACGCTCAAGGACGCGCTGGCGAGCGCACAGCAGGCCAACACCGCCAAGCGCGACTTCCTTTCCCGCATGAGCCACGAAATCCGCACTCCCATGAACGCCATCATCGGGATGGCGACCATCGCCGCCGCC